GCTGTACCAATAGTTCCTTTGCCATCTAATAGATTAGTTTCTACAGCAAAGATATCATTAGCTTCCGGGTTCATGATTAAGTTCTTTAATGGTTCACACTGATCAAGGTCACCGACAGATCCTGCTGCAATAAATACCCCGGTAGTTACCATACCAGATTGTAATGCAGGACGTAAGTATTCATATGTCTCCCCCATCTTAGGAGCAATACCTGCTTCCTCGTGGAAGAAGTACTGACAAGGACCACCCACACCCGCTGTTGCAGATTTCTCAAATGACATACCTTGTATAGTACCTTTTAATCCTACCTCAGTTTTCTTATTTCCTTTTCTTACCTCAATCTTTTGCTGCCATAGCATTACTTTGTCCGGATTCATTGGTCTGTACCAGGCTGTATGCTCATTCAGGAACGATGCATACTCATCTAAGAACTTCCATGTACCCTTATCATTTATATAATCTTTAAGCGAAGCCCCTATCTTAAGAGTAACACCCTCTTCAAACCATAATGAGTTGATTAGTTTACCAGCATGAAAGTATGAAGATGCAATCTGACGTTTCTTAAGAATAGCTACGTGCTTATAGTATAGTTCAGCCAAGATCTCGTACAGAGCCATGTGGTACTGAGCATCCCGGACTTTAGCAAATCCAAACCTCTTCTCTTCTTTATCATAAATAGGTAGGAAGTTTAACCACATGTAATAATCTCTGCTTAAGTACCAAACATTTGTTTGATCCTTATACAGTACACCATTCCTGCATTTCTTTTTCTGGTCATCCCAGTAATATATGTAATCCTTAGATTTAAAAGGCGCTACTGTATAGAAGCCTAACTTATTAAAAGTAGTTGCCTCTTTATTAAACAATAGACTAGTCTCATTAAAATTATACTGCCCTGGTTCCTTAAATAGTGTAAGTAAATAACTCCTCCATTCTTCTCTAGAAGAAAATTCTGTAATTGTCCAAACACCATTATCCCAAGTAGGAATTTCAATAATACTATTCATCTTCTACAACGTCTACAATGCTTTCAAAGTTTTCAGGTTTACCATTTGTAGTAATAATCATATAAAGTAATGTATCAATTGTCTTAGATGCAATCTTTGACTTACATTCTTTACCATTACCAAAATATGCTTCTTTATCATCACGATGAAAAGCATTCCATTTTTTTGTGTACGTGTTGTAATTAAACAACCAGTCGTACAAGCTGTGTTCTATATCATTGATCATAAGCTAATCCTATATTTCCTCTTACTTGACTTTGCTGTTCTTCAGCTAAATCTTTATATGCTCCCTTAAATGACTGTCTAATCTGCTCAAACTTAGCAGCAGCATTCACTAAAGCTGTAATATTACCATCTCTACCATGCTGTATTTCCGTAGTCTCCATGTAATGGGCTAATCTATCCAGCATAGACTTAATTCCTACATACGTTCTATACGTAGGAGTCTCGTATAACTTCTTACATGTATTCATACCCCGGATAATTAAATCATCCTCAGTAGAAACATCCATATCAATCTCAGACATTATAATCTCTTCCTTCTCATGTTCAGGAACATTAAAGAAAGGATTAAGATCTGGGTTAGGACAAGTCATATAAAACAGGTAGGTATATACTTTTAGATAGTCATCCGGATATTCCGTCATTATATCATTAAGAGAGGAGATTGTATAACAGTGTTCCGTAGGAACCACTTTATTATTAACTATATCAAATAGTTTAATTAGCATCTTGTTTATGTTTAATTAGGTTTATCACCTCTGTTTTAAGGTAGGGTAGATCATAAGGAACAATCTTTTTAACTAAGGGTTCCCCTTGATTATCAAGCTTAGTAATAGGGTTACCAAACTTATCTGTACCCTCTGTATAAAACAAAACGTGGTGAATTGTTAGTTTTCCCGGTTTTAGTTTTGGGTTGTGCTTCAATATAATATACATATATGTAGACAACTGTAGTGCATAATGCCAGAAATTACAGTCATCTAAATGACTTACAGGTGCTGACATCTTTTGACTAATACCCTCCCAATTTACATAGGATTCTTTCTTTATCTCTTTATTCGTCTTATAATCTGTGATATTTACATAACCTTTTGCCACCTCTACAAGATCAGATTGACCACATATACCAGCAGACTTCAAGTAAACAAAATGCTCCGGATACATACCCTCTACTAGCTTCTGTGCTGGAGCATACTTTATATCATCAGTAACTAGGGGCCTAATAATAGGTAGAATACAACCGTGTCTTTCAATAGTATTTAACTGGAGTAAGTCTGCTTCACGCTGATTGTGATACCAGTTACCCTGATCAATAGCCCTATTAGATTCATTAGACCAAGCCTGTAAAATATCCTCTACAGTCATACCGTACCACTTAGACTTCTTAGACTTAGCTGACTTCTCTGCTACAGTTTGAGCATCAAATGGCTTCTTATACTTAGATATAAAAGAGGTGACTGAGGTCCATTCAATACCATCACTGTCTACAGACTCGTATTTATGATTCTGGGATTTAAATATTACACTCATAGTTTAGATAATAAATCATTCTCTTGTTCTTCAGTAAGTAAAGCTGGCCATTTCTTTAATGGACACTCAGAAGATAAACTCCGTGTCTTAAACTTTAAAGAACACCCACACTCAGAACAACATGGTTGTGTACCAGGTGCTAAACAATTAACACCACTAAGATCTACATTAGGACAAGCCAAACAAATAGTGTTACGCTCAAGAGCAATCTGCTCAATAGTATCTGTAGTAAACAAATAATTCTTAATTCCCTCAAGAATAAGTTCTTTGTTATTCCACAGAGTCGTCAGTTTGTTGTTTTTTATTTTTTCTATGATCTTTCTTTTTCTCATACTCTTCTTTCATTTTAATCTCTAAATTTTGCATCTTCTCTAGCTTATCCACTGTACCCTTGTACACGTGATACCTAGAAAAAATTAAATTCTCCCGGTTTTCTAAATACTCAGAATACCTCCGGATATTAGTCTGGAGAATATCCCACTTAATATTAAACGTACCAAGACCATCTATAAGTACATGGGGATCCTCTAAAGAAGAGAGAGACTTCCTAGCTTTATCCCAGTAAAAGTCCGTCACTGCTTTAATAACCTTTTGTTCCATGTCTAACTCTACAGCTGTCTCCTTTAAAATGTCCTTATACTTCTTCGGATTCAAGACTTACAAATTTATAATCTAATAAAACATTACCCTTTGCTTGCACATTAAGAAAAGTTGCTAACCTAATCATCTTCCTACCCTTACCATTCTTCTCAATCATCCCCTTACGCTCAAACTTAATAACCGCATTACGCACAGACTGAGGGGTTTTAAATATCCCCTCATCTGATGCATAATTACAAAACTCGGTAAGCTCAATCTCCCCGTTAAATGCAAGCATAGTAAGACAATCCAAATCAGCATTACTAACAGTAATCCTCTCTAAATAACAATGTGTAAGAAGCTGATACTTTACAATATCCCCCTTACTCATCTTAACCTTCTTACTAACTTGATTTACAATCATGATCTTTTAAGTGTTCTGGGTTGTTCAGCTTCCTCCTCTTCAGGTTCTTCAGCCAACATGTTAGCCACCATCACCTGAAACTGTAAGCGCTTAGCTCTCTGTTCCTCAATGTCAGTAATTAACGTTTCATACTTTAACTGTACAGTTAAAAACTCTACTTGTTCAGTATAGTACTGAACCAACTTGTCTTTGCGCTCTTTCACCTCTTCAGGTGTAAGCTCTTTATTTTCTTCCATAATTATTAAATTTCCCAATATATAAATACTAACTCATTGCAATCACAGGGATCTCTAGGGTCCATGGGTTTACCACACCTAATACAACTAGTGCCTGGTTTACCATCATCCTTAACTTCTTCATTCTCCATGATATACAAGATTACACTTTATATATTTACCCCCATTAACATTTTACCAACAAATACCCCCCCGTACATGGGGTTCACTCTAATACCCCCCACCACGTATATGGAGATTGTTTTATGTATGGGGGTGTGGGTGATTGCCCAGCATCAACTCCCCTACTTAAATTTGGGACCTTCGGTCCCCGCCTTAATATATAGAACTATGGAAACAATGGAAAAACCACAATTTTCAAACACGATGAACTTTGCAACCTTTTGCAAAAAGCACGGAATCAACGGCTTGAACTTCAAGTCTTACACACGCAAAACCGGACCTGCGGCCGGTACCAAAGGCCTATGGGCCAGTTTCACCCTTGGTGATACTGAAATAAGACTTGCAGTTGCAAGTGCTTTGGTGCCAAAGCACAAAGAACTTAAAGCAAGTATGCTTGAAGTTTCTGACGTAACTTGGCCTGGTGGGGACACCAGCGTGCTTGTGCACGGTGTGGGTGGTGACGCTCACTACGTGGATGGTTTTGAATAACCATCCGTGTAGTGGCGTTATGCGCCACACAACTTACGTAGTCTGCTAGTTACATACAACAAGTTCCCAATTGTCCAGGGATTAAATCATGGTGGCTCCATAAGCTTGTTGTTATTTAACTACTAAAAAAGGTTTTGTTTAACTTTTGAAAGTCTCAACCCGGGAATTCTTGAGACAATTGTCATTTTGTTTAACTTTTTTATGACAATTGGGAGAGAGTGTGTGAGTGACTGAAACACTTACCACTAAAACTATAGGTGGTAAGAAGTGGGAGAAAGTGGGGTTAGATGGGGAAGATAGGGCCATTATATGGCTAACACATTGAATAACAATAGAAACAGATATGAAAAAGAAAACATACATTGTAAGCACTTATAATAACTATGAGTGGATTACTACTAAAGAAGCATACTGTAAACTACAGCTTATGCTTATCTATGCTTATAGAGGATATCAAGTGTATGAATATCCTTTATGGTATGCTAAGCTTGTTTACCGGTTATTTGGTAAGCGTATATATGGTAACCGGAATTGTAATATTGAGTTAAGAATTCCCGGATCTGATCAGATTACCTATCATACACCATATCATGATTTTTATTAAGGGGGTTTATGCTCCCTTTACTTTAATGCATCATAACCGGTTTCACAAGGACCGGCAATTGTAATATATCCAACACTATGGATGGAGGTATATTAGGTGAGTGAAAAACTCTATTACAATTGAATGCAGAGTGGAGTAGCCGGAGCGTAAGCAGGCAGTTTTTAACTTACCTTAAGCAAGTAAGCCATTTTACATAAAAGACCAGCTTAAGTTTATCAGTATAACTTGTATTACAGTACAAAATAACTGTTGAGTGCTTGCCTCTTGTAAGCAATTTCCTGAACTTCCTGGTTCATAGGGATTATAATTTAAGAACCAGGTTTCTGTTGAGCTACAGATACAGCTCTACAAAGTGACACTTACTGTGTTACTGTAATAGCAGACAAATGTTACTTTGTAACGGCCTATTATGGGAGAGACTACTGGACGTAAGTCAAATCGGTTGTCTTATTGAATCTAGTGGGTAATGTTAATAATTTTTGTATTATTAATATTAGTGCTATTGTATCTACACCTAAGCATGTGTTTAAACTGCTTACTTTAATGCACCACAACTCACTTCCAAAGGGTGAGCAGTTGTAACAGTGAAACAGGAACTAAGAAGCCTGTTAAAGCAGTATAACGGAATCTTTAAGCCGCACTACTGCTGTTACAACTGAGTGCAGATGGGAGTAAACCGTACTCTTTGGTATTATACCGAACAGTATAAAAGCATAGCATAAGTGCTGATGAAACAATGCAGTATAGTCAACTACTGGCTACTAATAGGTGAAAGGCCTATTTTAAATTAATACAGATATAGAAATGGAAAATACATTTGAACCCACTGTTAGACATAATACCTTGTTAAGGTTAATGGATGACCAAACTAAGTCTTCTATTAAAAACTTGGTTGACACTGTTGGATACTATGAAGCTATCCAGATCCTTAGCACTTATTGTGGTAAAGGTGATAATGAATCCCGGATTTTGGCTGATATCGGGTGCTATATGTTAGAAGACTATGAATAAGTTTATAGTCTTCTCTACATTAAGCCAAGCAAAGAACTTTGTTAAACGTAAACTTCCCACTCATTATCATAATGACGGATGTGGTTGCTGTTATAGTGAATCATATCCTTTGATAATAAATAACCGGATTCTTTATGTGCAAATGAATTCTTCTGCTGGTCACATAACCTCGGAAGTAACTGTCATTGGCAGATACAAAAGATAAACACTCTACTGGCCATAGAGTGTAGATATGATCGTGATTGGCCACACGTCAAGGTACTTAAAGATACCTTTGAAACACAAGGGATGTTTCTAAAGGGGATTAGTGAACAAACGATCTAATCCCCAATCTTTATTTTAAACTAAACAGATATGAGTTTTGAAGAAGCATCGGATATGTTTGCTATGTATAGCATCTCTCCACAGTTAACTTGTCAGTGTGATGAAGAATTAAGAGTTCTTTGTCAGCAATGCTATGAAGACGCTAAGAATGAAAGTGATCTTAATGCATTAGAGAATCAAACTTATGAAGGATAAATATACAACTTGCCCTATTACCGGGTGAGTTGTATATTTGTACTATGCTACTATGGCGGAATAGGTAGACGCGCAGGACTTAAAATCCTGTTGTCAGCAATGACAGTGTGGGTTCGATTCCCACTGGTAGTACAAAACAAACTCTCTTACATAAGACGGATTAGCACCGTTGAAAGAGACCTTGG